TTTTATGCGCGGGTCTGTGCGCATTTGACGGTATGTGTCATAAGATGACATAGTACCGGGAACGATATCATCCGGATTTGGCATATAGTTGAGAAAACTGCCAAGAGTGTTATCGGTAATGATCTGTGTGGTTAAAGTTTTTTTATCAGTTTTTTTCATCGCTGTTCCCAAGCGTTAGTGAAACCCTTAAACCTAATTTGCGGCACTAACATTTTTTTATTATTTAACATTATACACAACTCCTTTTTCAAAAACTTGTTTAGTTGCATTAATTAGTTCTCTAGTTTTATCTGTTTTATTAAGCTTGTCAAGTAAATTTTTAAATTCTTTTTCATTTTGTTTTATCTGTAAATTTAAATTAGTTATTTCTTTGCAAAGCGTAACAATATCTATTTGCTCTTCTCCCTCAAAAGAATCCACATAACGCGGAATATTAAGGTTATAATCATTACTTACGATTTCATCATGACTGGCAAGGTGAGCATATTGTGGAATAGATTTTCTATTTTTATAAGTGTCTACGATTTTCTTAATATCTTCTTGACGCAGGTTGTTCTGATTTTTTTGTTTTTCAAAACCTTTAGAAGCATCAATAAACAAAACATCACGCTTACTGCGATTTTTCTTTAGTATTAAAACAACAATTGGTATACTTGTGCCATAAAAAAGATTAGAAGGAAGGCTTATAACTGCATCAATCGCTCCCATTTCAAGCAATGTTTTTCTTATTATACCTTCCGAAGCTCCTCTAAATAAAACACCATGTGGTAAAACAATTCCCATTGTTCCTTTCTCATTTAAGTTATAAAAACCATGTAATAAGAATGCAAAGTCGGCTTTGGATTTTGGTGCAAGCTTACCAAAACTCTCAAAGCGAGGATCGCTTAAAAACTTGTCTTCTGCACTCCAGTTTGCAGAAAACGGCGGATTCATCATAACAGCATTATATGTACACGCATTATAGTTTGATATTTCCTTTATATCAGAAAATATTGAATTTCTAATATTCTGCAGTAAATATATTTTTTTTGTCTCTCTTGTTATACAATCGCATTGTATTACCACTCCATTTATACCTCTAAAAGCCATATTTAAAAGAAGAAAGGGTAAAGCTCTATCACTTAATTCTTCACATATATAAGTATTATTTATATCCTTATTCCTTTTCCATTGCGCTATCAGCATCCCTCCTGTTCCTGCGGCAGCTTCAAAATATGTTCCGCTCTCATTTATTAATTCCGCTACTAAGCCAGATACTGATATAGGAGTAAAATCTTGTTTCATCTTATTTCTTTCTGCCGCTTCATTCTGAAAATAATAATGAAAAAAATCTTCATCCAGTTTATTATTAAATAGCTCTAAAAACTGCGTAAAAACAATTTTTTTCTGCTTTTTGTCTAATAATATTTCCATCAGTTTCATTGGAGCTTTAAATATATCGTCTATTTTAAGTATTTCATTAATTTTATCATTTAAGCTGTTAATAAATTGCCTCCTGCGGTAAGTGAAGTTAAATAATTTACAACTTTTTCGTTATCCTTATCTTCAAGCTCTTTTATGATATGCAAATATGTTTCTTGCGTAGTTGTTATATTGGCGTGCCCTAATCTTTTTGCAACACTTGCAATAGAAACACCTGCGAAAAGCAAAATAGATGCGTGAGTATGCCTTAAAGCGTGCAGGGAAATAACAGGTATATTAGCCTTTTTACATAGTGTCTTTAATCGACCGTTAACTGTTGAATTAAAAATCCTTGTACTTATAAAAATAGGTTGATCGTTTGCTATATCTTTTATTAGTTCTTTTAACTGGTCATTCAACAGTGGGTCTAATTGAATAGTTCTTTTTGAAAAATAATTTTTTGTTTCACCAAAACCGCCAAAATCACCGTCAATTTTCCTGTATTTCCATGTTTTTGTTATTTTCACTTTTTGGTTTTCAAAGTCAAAATCGTTAGGAGTTAGAGCTAATGCCTCTGCAAATCTCATTCCAGTCTTTGCAAGTAAAAGAATAAACCAATCCCAATTTATTTTATCGTGCAGATTAAGAGTTGAACATAATAACCTTATTTCGCTTTGATTAAGAAATTTAGGTTTTTTATTGTCATTTTCTTTGCCTTTAATTACTACTTTTCTTGTAGGGTCAGTCTTTAATAAGCCTTCATCAATAGCATCTAAAATTACGCCTTTAAGTTGGTGGTGAAAGTTCATAGTTGTTTCTTTTTCATGTGTTTTTGCGTATTCATTAATTAATATTTGATACTTTCGCTTATCAAGTTCAGAAAATGTTAAACTAGGAGCAAGCTCAGTAAGTCGTTGTAATGTTAAAAGATATTTTTTATAAGTAACTGGTCGGACTGCGCCTTGTTTGTATACTTTTATCCAATCAGAAAAATACTCGTGGAAAAGCAGGTTATTCTCATTCATCTTAAAACCTCCTGACCATTTGAATTATTTTCTGCGCAGTTGTATTTGCACCGAGTTTTACTTTTTCCACGACAGGCGTGCCGCTTCCTGATGGAATTGTTTGGACCATGATATAAAGCCCATCCATCTGATCGTCAAATTTCCACTTTGGGAAATTGCAAAGTTCATCTTTCATATCGTCTGCGCCTTCTGCCGGAAAACGGATTATTCCATTTTCGATTAAAGGGGAAAGAAAACGTGCTTTTGCGTCTTTTGATATTCGGATATTTATTTTTTTAATGGGCAGATATACATTTTCTTCTGCCGCCATTTTTTGAACATAGTTTCCGTAAATGCCGGAGAATACAACATCTTCCCAGCCGATGAGTTCAAACTTAAGAAGCTTATGCAAAATCACGAGCTGACGCATAGTCGCTGTTTCACTGCATACCTTTGCCCATGGAGTTAATACATAAATGATACCTGTTTTTCTATGAACGGCGCCGGAAATTTCTGCTGTGCGGTCGTGTTTGCCTGTGGCAGGATCCACGCCGCAGAAAAATCGTAATTCATTTGCAGGTGGAAGCTCTCGGTATTCGTGCGCTTTTATCCAAGCAAGTTGAATAATACGCTGTTCATCAGAAAGCGGCTCATTCATCCACTCTGTCGAAAAAATATCAAAGCCAAGCTGCTCTTTCTTTTCTTCCAGTGCTTCGGCTGACCAGTACTCCGGCCAGAGCGGAGTGTCATCGGGTTTGTAACAAGATAGGCGGACTGCGATCCAACGTTTAAGCGTTCCTGCTTCAACTTCATTTATTAAACGAGATATTGGATCGTCAGAATGAAAAATTGTGTTTACCCAAATAATAAAGGCATCTTTTCCAAGATTGAAAACTACTCTCTTAAGCCAACGGGAAATTTTATCTCTCTGTGTTGGAGATTCTACTGCGTCATCTTTGAGTACATCGTCAAGAAGGATTAAATCGGGTCTGTGTTCACGGAAGCGAGTACCGCGCATCGATGCGCCGGAACCTTTGGCTTGTATACAGGTTCTGTTAGAAAGTTCTATGCGGTCATCACGCCAAACATCACCTTTTAAATTTCCAAAATCTTCAAGGATGAGCTCGTTTTCTTCGAGCTCTATTTTTATATTAATAAGGTTTTCACGAGCAGCATCGCCGGAAGCACCGATTAAAAGAACATATTTCTTTTTTTTGGTAATTACGCTCCAAAGCACATAGGCAAATGACCAACGGACGGTTTTCCCATGCTCACGAGGCTCTATTAACATTGCGCCGGCAAGGTTTTCTGTTGGCTTTAGAAGGCTGTGATATTTCTCGTTTATAAACGGTTTAAGGCTCTTTAAAGTTTGTTTTGTAAGCGATTGTGTATCAGCGATATCATATAAGATCTGCTGATACTCGGCAGGATCGGCGAAAAAATAATCCGGTAAATAATACTGGCAGAAAAAACCAAAGTCTTTTTTTGCACGTTCTAAACGTTTTCTTTTTTCTTTGGCTTTGTCTACAGCGGATCGTTCTTCGCCGACCAGTTCCGAAAGTAACTCGCTCATTATTTTACCTTCACGTCATCGACAATTTTACAGAGGCGTTCTAAAAGTTCCGGATCGTGTTGGATAGCTTTTTGGAGTTCCGCTTTTATTTGAGATTTTGCTTTATCAAGTGCTTTAACAGCTTGTGTACGGTACTGCGCTAATTTTGCCTGCGCTTGAGTTAGTTTTGCAGCAGAAAGAACAAGCTCTGTTGGATTTTCAAAACTTAAACTTTCTATACTCTGCACTTCCTTGTTAAGAAGCTGAGCGATGTATTGAAGCATGGCTTCTGATAACTCCGTGCCGGGGTGATCTTTAAAAACTTCTGCAATGGCCTTTGCGGTTTCCATATTCTTGCGAACATCAGCGACCTGATCCTCGTAACTACGGACGGCTCTGCGGATTGCTTCACGGCTTACTGTCAATTTAAAGCCATTTTGTTCGAGATATTTATTAACCTCTTCGGTTACATAGACGATTGTTTTTTTACCGCCGTCCCATTTTTCGGCGATTATTTCTTTAAGACCGTACTGATCAGCTTTGCTTTTTTGTCCCATTATTAGCCTCTCTGTAAGAGGATTCCGGGGTCATCATTAATATTTCCATCAAGCAGGTCAATGCCACATGGAGTTAATTTGTACCACTGGATTTTTTCATGCTTTAAAAATGGATGCGGTTGCTCCTTTTTAATGATGTATTTTTTATCAGTTAGATACTCCAAAGATGAAAGAATATCATCTGATTTATGGTATTGAAATAAAATACTGATAATAGTTTTTTGGTCTATTCCTTCCGGATAAACTTTCCGCAAGAGATCCAAAAGTTTTCCTCTTAAAATGTTTTCTGTTTTCATTTTGTCCTCTGGCTTAATAACTGAATTATATTTTGCGAAAAAACCATAAACTGGTTTACAATTAGGTCAGACATTCTGTTAATTTCTGTTTTCCATCCAGACATTTCACGGAAGAAAAAATCATTTTTTACATAATCTTTTTCGACTATAGAAAGCCTTTCCCCAAAACTGTTTAAGGTTTTATTAATATCTGCACGAAGTTTTTCAGCTCGTTCCTCTTCTTTTTTTGAGTTATCATCAACTTTTTTTATAAAATGTAATACAATAACAACAAGCACACCTGTAAGTGCAGATGGCCCCCATGATTGTAGTTGATGAATTAATCCTGCCCAATCCATTGTCACCTCTTGCATTTAATAAATTGGTATATTTTAATAAAGACATACACAAAAATGATTCCTGCGAGAACCAGAATAAATAAAAATCGGCGCAAAGAATTTGTTTTTTCGCCCGATAATTCCTGGTTTAAATCAGCGATTTCGCCATTCTTCAATGAAAGATTGGTCAAGCTCTCTTTCTCGTACTCGTTGAATAATTCTGTCGATCTCCTCTGATCTGCTCTGGCTTGCGTTAATAGAGCGTTCAAGCTCTCCGATTCCAATCTCAAGCTTTGTACCTGCGATTGCCAGTTCAATCTCTCTTGCTCGGATATCTTCTTGTATTGCTCTATACTCTGAAGCTCCGTTTCCGATATCAGAAACCAGCGCTCCTGTACTTGCGCATCCTGGGAAAAAATATAAAACGGTATAAAGCAAAACAGAAAAAATAAACATTTGTAAAAAATGTTTAAAAAAATTCTTACGCACATGCAACCTCCTTATGAATCTAAAAACCCTTTAAGAATTTCCCATCGCTGCTGGCCTCCTTCTGGATTTAAAAATCTATGCTCAACTCCAACAAGATTGGTAATGGACGTGTAAAATCTGGGACAATCTTTTTTTTGAACGCCGTCAAAATGTCTTTCAAGTTCCAAAAATTTGCCAGCTTCTTTTCTGATATGTTGAATTAATTCCTTAAGAGTACTGATGCTTGTCTGGCTGAACTCACCTGCGATATTCATTGGAATAATTTCAATGCCTATACTGTTATGATTTCTTGCATCCCCGCTGTGCCAGCCTATTTCATTTAAGGGGAGACATTGTAAAATATTTTCATCTTTAACAATAAAATGAGCCGATGCTCTGACTCCGCGGCCATCGCTGCCATTTTCCCACCAATTACGAACAACTAAAGGAGTATGACTGGGATAAGGACCAATCCAATGAATGATTATTTTTTCAAGCGGTTTTGTGAAAAACAATTGTTTTTTTGTGTTGCTTGTATCACCCCGCGCCATTTTTCCAAGGGATAAAAAAAGATGCGTCAGAATCATCAACTAGCTCCCTTTTCCGCGTTAATCATTTTAGCGGTGTCAGCATTAATTGTTTTTGATAGACCCGCTTTAAACTCCGCGTTTATTTTGGCGTTACTAATCATGTTTCCTACTGGTTTTTCCAGCATGAAAATAAGAGTAACGCCGCCTAAAAATAAAAGAATATTAGTTGGAATGGGTATTTTAAAAAAAATAACAAAACAGAATATGATTGTTAATACTAACCAGGCAATAAAAACTCTGCTGATCCATTCTTTTTTGAACTTAGTCGGGCACCATACCTCTTTACCTGCGTTAAATGAATCAGCGTCATTTTTTAATTTTTCATATTCCTGATCTGTTATTTCCATTGTAAAAAAATAACAGGGTTTAATTTTTATTGTTCTAAATGTGATAAAGGCTTTTTAGGCAGTAAACAATTCCAGCTGGGTTACTGATTTGAGTTTTTGGAGCAGAACGTCATTAACTCGCTGCGCGCAATGCACCAATTTCCCTCGCCGTCTTTCCATGCGGGAAGTTTTCCTGCATGAATTTGACGGTATATTGTCAGGTATGCAACTGAAAAGATTTCCGCTACTTCCCGTATAGATAAAATAGCCGGAAGTGTTGCTATTTTTTCTTTCAGGGTATCGCTTATCATATTCAGTCAGCGCTTCCGGCGTTAGACGCCAGGCGTTGCCGATTTTGATCGACTCTATTTCGCCCATCGAAAGAAGATAATACACCTGATGGGATTTCATTTGCAGCTCTTGCGCCGCCTGCTTTACTGAAAGGAACATCAATTGCCTCCTTTGTGTCAGGATTAAATCCCGCTTTCCAGCAGATATCATGCAGGGCGAGTATAACTGCCGATGCTGATCGTTTTGATAAAAAAGAAATATCGTCTACCTTTCCAATGCGTTTTATTATCTTACGAAGACTAGTTTCATCTTTGAAACGGCTTGCAAGTGCCCAAAGTCCTTTTATGTAATATTCTTGAGGTTTTGTAATCATGCCGTGAATGCCTGATACTGTAGGACGCTTGCCATTCCAGCGTGTTGTTGATTTAAAACCTAATTTTTGAAAAGCAGCCATTACTGTATTAAAATGCACATCTGTTTTGATATCTTTTGAGCTCTCAAGCCCAGCCCCGTACAGTATTGCCCGGTATGCCGCGTCATCAAGGCCAAGTTGTTTTTTTGCAACATGGATAATGGAATATTTGTTTCTTTTCATAATTGCCTCCATGTGTATAAATGCCCCGGACAGGACATCCAGAACCGTCCGGGTTAGTTGCAAGTTATAATGCTGCTATATCAAGCGGCACCTGTTTGTATTCACCAGTTTCTTCTCGAATGTATACACGAAGATATTCTTTGCTGCCGGAAACTTGAATGGATTCAGTTATGGCCTCCATTGCTTTTTTCCAGTCAGGATCTGTGATATCCAAACGGCGAAGCCCAAGGATTCGCGCGGTGTTGATGTTACCGGCCTTGTCAACGTAAAAAGCATTATTTACCAGTGCTCTTATTTCGCTGCGCGAGCCTTTTGACCATTTATTGATACAGTCATCAATAATGTTTTTTGCGATTTGAAGCCGTTCATCAAAAACAATGTTTTCATTCACCGAGAGCATTAACTTAATACTGCCGTCGAAACTCATCAGGCTGACATTGCCCTTCTTACCTCCGTAAGTTTTACCATAACGCTCAGAAGATAGTTGCAAGTACGTAAACAACTCGTCTCGTAACTCCTGTTTGAAAGATGCAAGCTGTTCTCTCATTTTGAGAGCCTTCCCAGAAATACTACGAACTGTTTCATCTCGTAACTTGTCAATATCAGTTACCAAGTCCAAAGGAACCTGATGCCCTTGGGTGTTTGTCATAAATTCTTTTGATTTGCTCATGCCGCGTCTCCCTTATCATTTTTTTTTGCGGGCACAATTAGAAGCACATCACGAAGAATTTGCCGCAGCTTTTTTGTTTCAGATACAATCTGATAAAAACGTGATGTTCTGCTCTCTTCTGCAAAAATCCCGTTAGAAGCAAGATTTTCAATTGTTTGAATCCTGGCTTCGATCTTTTCATAACCATCTTCGGTTAATTCTATTTTTACACTCATGATTTAGCTCCTCTTACTTTTTCCTGTAAAGCTTCAATGCGTTCTACTTCTTGAAAATACATTTCAAGAGCGGTTTGGACATTTTCCAGCATCCCCTGGTAAGCTGTTTTTAGATTTTCTTCCGGGTCCGGAGTTAATAGATCAACAATTTTTATTGGCGCATTAAAACCCCGACGTATCAGATACACATCATGATTATTGGGAATTTCAAATCTGTAATTTTTAAGCGAGGCTTTTGAAAGCGGAGGTTTCTCAAATGCATATTCCCAGGGGAATTCATATTGTTTGTCAGAGTTGCCATATTCTACGTGCGTCTTTTCTTTTTCAGGTGTAGAAATAAAATTTAATGCATCTAAAATACTTTGCCCTGTAAGCAACTTGGGGTTATCTTTGAAGTTGTCATATATCCGTATGTACCGGCTTGCTGTTTTCAAATCGAAATCCAGGTTATCTTTACACCACTGCGGCCAAGAATCGTAACCGTCAAGACGATTATATATATCACGGAGAATTTTCCCGATCTCAAACGCCATCATTGCTCCTTTTTTAAGTATCGTGATAAATTGTTTATGTAAGTCATTTACTTTTGCTATTTTTGAAGCTGATATGTCAGTAGGTGTACTCATATTATCTCCAATTTCTGCGGATTACTAATATCGCAGCAGTTTCAATTACATCAAGATCAACAGTGGTTATTTTGTTAACCGCCATTGTGTTCTGCGCTCGTTCAATAATCTTTACGAATTGGCGCACATCTGTTTTAGAAAT